TGGTTTATTGATTGGCATAATATTTCCCGATTTTTATATATAATATATTACTTATAGTCATAACATTCAACTGTTTTATCCAGATTTTGCCTTCACAAATCTTTTTGTTACAGGACTATCATTGATTGGTCTACCATCAGACAGATTAATCCACTCACCATTTCTTTTAATATACTGTTCTATTCTATTTAAATTACCAGGATTTTCATAGAAAACAATATCTCCTTCTAGTCCTGATTCTTGTGTAGGTATTTCATCTACAAACCTTGGTCTTTGTTGTGAATAGTGATTTGTTCTTCTTTTATTGTTAGAAGTTCCTCCTCCACTACCAGCATGTATTGTAGTTCTAAATTTATTTTCTGCTTGTTCTGCCATTATTTTATACTTTTTTGTCTTAAAATTATTGACATATCATTTATTTCAAAATCAGCTGATACATTTTGACCACTTACATCTTCAAATTTTATACTAAATGTTTTAATATTATTTGCATTAGATTGAGTAAATAATTCAATAACTGTGAAGTCTGCACTACCAGGTATATTATTAATTTGAGAACCAGAACTATCTAAAAAATTATTATTATATGCTCCTCCGTCTACAGAATATTTAGGTAAAACATTTGTATTTCCTCCACTAGCTCCTCTATAAGTTAATTCTATTTTTATAACTTTCTTTTTAGCTTGGGTGCCAAAGTTTAATTCTTTAAACTGAACATTAAAATTATTTATAGCTTCTGTAGGATTTGATTGCCAAGGAACAATAGTTGTTTGATTAGTTGTGTTTTCAAAACCATAAATTAAACTACCATCCCACATATTTATTAAGTTTGTTTTATCTTCAGTATTTAATCTAGCTGTTCCTTTTACCCAAGAACTTGTAACCATATCGTAAACTAAAATATCACCACTATTGTTTGTAGAATTTTTAAAAGATTTTATAATAACTAGTTGTTTTGATTTAGGAGAAAACCCTATCATTGTTTCTCCGTCTACGTAAAAACTATTCCACAAAGATTCTGATATAAAACGAACTCCTTCTTTTACTAATAAATCTCCTACCTGTCTACCATTATATAGATATACTCCATGTTGGTTACACCAAGCAACACCAAAATCAGTTTCACATACTGCGTTATGATGTGATACTCCTTTATGTTTATGTGTAGCTTCTAAAAATTCTTGGCTTTTAGTTGCGTTAATTATGTATAATGTATTTTGTTTGTATTGCAATAGTCTATCAGCATAAGTTGCTAGTCTGATAATTTCTTCACCATCATTAACTGCAACGTCAATTCTTCTATCCATTGTAAAAGTATCAAATTGTCCAGCCCTAGACTTAAATACACTATCGCTTAGAATGCGTTCTTTGTTATGTTTATCAACTAATTTTACATTTCCTAAGTATAACCTTTGTCCAATTAAAACAGACGTTTTCCATTTGATTTGTTTTATTAAATGTTCTTGCCTTAATCTTTTATTAGCTAAAGGTGGAAAATTAAAAGGAACTCCTAATCTATATTTACCTGGATTCATTACTGCGTAGTTAGGCATTAGTACTCCCTTTCTTGTTGGTCTTCATCATAATCAGGTGGAGCTGATAAACCACTATCTTCAATAGTCATTGTTTTTATACCACTATCTGCTATAACATCAAAGTTTTCATCTAATACTTGTACTCTAAATTCTCTATCTGTTCCATGTGTTGGTAATGTCATAGGAATGTAATAAGTATCTATAGTAGTTCCTGGTGTATCAGATATACCAGTTTTTAATGCAATTCTATTTCCAGATACACCCCCTACATATAAAGGAGATACTGCTCCCCCCCAAACTCTTATAAATCCAAATCTATTATCAAATCCATTAACATTAGTGTTGCTTAATTTTACTCTTAAATATACATTAGAATAAGATTTACCTGCTTGAGTAGAACCATTTCCAGTTCCTTCCCAATCAGTTCCAGTTCCATCTGCATTATCAGAAAAAGCAATATGATTAACCATAGAACCACTATTATCTAAAATATCTACACCTTCAAACGATTGTTTCGTAGAACCTTGAGCTGCTGGAGTAACCTCAAGTCCTACCCACTTACCGTGAGTAGTTTCGTTTTGTGGGTCGTATATATCCCAAAAATGTTTACCACCTTCTTTTAAATCTGTATGCATTAAAAATATCCAATCATCATCTGCTTGTTCTTTAAAATAAAAGTTTAATCCAATTAAACGATTGTCTCCAAATATGTTATCACCAGATAAAGATGTTGGTTTAGAGCCAGCAGTTCCTGCTCCTATAAATACTTGAAAAGAAATTTGTTCGTTATACAAAGGTATAGAATCTTCCACTCTATTTAAAAAGTCACTATAGAATATTGATATTTCTCCTTCTTGATTACCTTGATAAATTGGTGTTGCTCCAAATGTAAAGTTTCCATTCCACTCTCCACCTTCAGTACTTTTATATCCTAAAATTAAACTACCTTTTTGCGCAGTAATAGTAGAAGCGTTAGGACTAGAGTTTTCTATATTTACTAATTTCATATTTACACCTGATAAAGCATCAAGCTTACGAAGTTTTTGATTGCCGCTATCCCATTTAGTTATATCGTGTAAGTTTGTAGAATTACCTCTATCATCAGTCCAAAACAATGATTGGTCTATATATCCAAACCATTTACTATCTTGACTAAAAGAAGCATCTCCAATACGTAATAAACCATCACCATAATAGTAATTTGGTTTTATATTGCCACCAAACGTTACTTCATCAGATAAAAAATTAGGGCTAGAACCATCTTTATCTCTATAATAAAAACGAACTTTAGTGTTTGCTTTATCATATACTGCTAGATAATCATCTGGATTATTAGCACTTGCGTGGTCGTAGTCTGAAGAAAAATAATGTAGTCCATATCCAGGCTCAATATCAGCGGTAGCACCACTTGTAATAGCACTACCTTTGTTTCCTAAACCTACTAGTCTACCTATCTTATGAGTAGATACACCATCAGCTTCACGTAAATCTATATCACGTATATCTTTTGCGTCAGAATTGTCATGTATTCCACCATGAAATCCTAATATTTTAAACTCTTTTTTTGGCATTGATTAACATCCACATCCGCATTCACAGTTCATGCTAACCTCCTATTTTAATGCTTTTCTTACTTCAGCCCAAACTTCATCATCTAGTTTATTGTCAGACTTAGCAATAAAATAATCGCCTAGCTTTAATAATACAGCTTTAAGAATTTTTTCGCTTAAGAGGCTTGTAAGTAATTTACTAACTACAATATTCATATTATCTCCTATTTAATTTCCTTTTTTATCTTATCAAATACCTCTTTCTCGTTAAACCTCATACTAATACCAGGTTCAAATCTTCTAACCTCTTTACCATTTTTTAAAATAATAATTGTAGGCACAACTTTTATTTTCCATTCTTTTTGTATTACTGCACCAACAGCTTTATTTGTTAAATCTATTTCAGCTACATAACAATCTTTTAGTTTTTCTATTGGTAATCTATTTTTAAAATTCCAAGATGCATTGACTTGTATAACGGCACATTCTTCTAAACTTACTAATTGTATTTTTTGAAAATTGTCTAAGTTAACTGATTGCGAGTGCAACGACGATTGCAGCAGCAATAAACCAAAGACACCAAAAAATAAATTGTAATATTTTTTCATCATAGTCTTTCCTCATTTGTTATTCATGTCAATAAGCGTTTCAGTTATAGCTCTAGTATCTTCTTTAATATCGTCTACTTTTTCTTCTAACTTATCAACTTTACCTTCAGTATTTAATATTGACTCACGAATCATCTGGTCTTTTAAATCATATTCCATACGTGATACTTCTGGTTCTGGTAATTCTTTAGCAAGTTCTATTTCTGCTTGAAGTGAATACCACATACCTATAACCATACCTATAGTTACAGCAATACTGATTGCAGTTTCTATAGAAAGTGTAAATTTTGTGTCTTTACCGACTTCCATTTTAGTCCCCTATTATTGTAAATTAAAGTTAGGGGGATTGCTCCCCCTCCCTTTCTACTTTTCCTCTTTTGGTAGAGGAGGTATAACCTTAAAGCCTTGTTCTTTTAAACCAACAATATAGTTATACATACCACGTAATTCAGCTATTTGAGCCTCAATAGATTTTAGAGTATCATCTAAATTCATTTCTTGTTGTTGCTCTACTTTTTCTTTAGCCATTATATTCTCCTTATTACTATTAATAGTTTTATAATTTATTAAGTATACATATTAATTTCCATAAGTATTTTATTGCCCAGGTCCACCACCAGCAATGTGGTCTCCGCCTATAGCATGACTCATGTGAAATGGTTGTGTAAGAAAATTTTGTAATTGACTAGTCGTTGCATTTGAATTTGGTGTGCTTTGTAATGGATTATTACTGCCACCAATTTTTTCAAACGCACTACATGGACCACCAGTGCTAGTATTAGCAAAAGTATTTAATATACCATTTACTGTTACACCACCAACAAAAATAGATTTCATGCTTAAATTAGTAGTTTGTACTACCTTACATTCATCAGCTATTTGTGCTTTTAACTTCACATTTGTATTACTTACTGCCATTATTCAGCATCTCTTATTGCTACATAGTCTGCCATTTCAGATTCACACTCAGCAAGTTGTGCTTCTAAATTAGCTTTATGTGCTTCACATTCTGATATAGCTTCATCTACTAACTTAGTTTCAGTCCAATCTACTACTTCTACATTTTTACCAGCTGGACTTTTCATAGTTCTTGTATGTTTAATTTCAACCATTTTTGTTGATTCTTCTGGTGATGCTGCTTCTGTTGCACTTATTATTTTA